AAGCCCGGCGTATGGAAAGATGTGATTACGGAGCTCCCGTATTACGGAGATGTAATCAAGAATAACAGACGTTTGGAGAGCGGGCAGCAGCCCAACGATAACATCATCCTGAACAACGTTATCAGCATCGTGGCGGACGCATACGCAGTTCAGCATTTCTTTGCCATTCGATATGTTCATTGGATGGGGGCCAACTGGAAAGTAACCAACGTGGAAGTCCAGAGCCCCCGTCTCATCCTGACGATGGGGGGCGTATACAATGGACCGACGGCTTGAACTGCACGAAAAGCTATGCCAAGTCCTTGGGTCCAGACATGTGTATTATCAGCCTCCGGAAAATCTCAAGATGCAATACCCATGCATCGTATACGAGAGAAGCAGGATCGACCCGCGGTTTGCTGATAATCGGCCATACTCTCTTTCCAAGCGGTATTCCGTCACCGTGATCGATCAAGATCCGGACAGCGAGATTCCGGACCGATTGGCGGCCTTTCCGCTATGCACCTTTGACCGTCCTTTTACCACCGAAGATCTCCACCATAGCGTATTTACAATGTACTACTAAAAAGGAGGATCCACAATGTCTAGACTTAATTGGGATGCTACCGGCGAGCGCAAGTATGAAATTGGCGTATCCAAGGGCGTTCTTTACAGGGCTACCGAAAGCGATCCCTACGGCCTTGGGGTTGCCTGGAACGGCTTAACCAACGTTACCGAATCCCCCGAGGGCGCGGAGCCCACTGATCTGTATGCCGACGGCATCAAGTATGCCACTCTTCGCTCCCCTGAGACCCATAAGATCACCATTGAAGCCTTTACCTATCCAGACGAGTTCGCCGAGTGCGATGGTTCTGTTGAGCCGGTGCCCGGCCTGCGATTGAACCAGCAAAAGCGCAAGCCCTTTGGTTTCTCTTATCGCACGGAGGTAGGGGACGACGTGAATGAAGCGGGCGACGCCGACGGCGACTACAAGCTGCATTTGGTATACGGATGCACCGCTTCCCCCGCCGAGCGGTCTTACGCCACGATCAACGATTCCCCTGACGCTGAGGCTATCTCCTGGGAGGTTAACACTTCTCCTGTGGCTGTGCCGGGCTACAAGCCCTCGGCTTGCTTGACCATCGAGTCCTCCAAGGTCCCCGCCGCGAAGCTGGCTGCGCTGGAAGAGATCCTGTACGGCAAGGACGGGGCTCAGTCCGTAGAACCCCGCCTGCCCTTGCCTGAAGAAGTGATTACCCTTATGTCTGGGACCTAATAACCGCTTTACCGAAAGGGTAGCCCGGGCAAGACCCGCGAGGATGGAGGCGCCGTTGGTGGGGACGGGGCTTATTTTTTTGTCCAAAAATGAAGGGAGAAAATTACCATGCTGAAAAAGACGATCAAATACACCGATTATGATGGGAACGAGCGTACCGAGGACTTTTACTTCAACCTGAGCAAGGCCGAGGTCATGGAAATGGAAATGGGGACCAACGGCGGCATGGAAAAGATGATGGCCAAGATTGTGGCCGAACAGGACAGCAAGCGAATCGTGGAAACCTTCAAGGAGATCATCGTGAAGTCTTACGGCGAAAAGTCCCTGGACGGAAAGCATTTTGTGAAGTCCAAGGAGCTCGCCGACAAGTTCACACAGACGGAAGCGTATTCCGAGCTGTTTATGGAGCTGGCGACAAACGCGAACGCCGCCGCTGTGTTCATCAACGGCATCATTCCCCAGGGTGTAGCGGAGCTCGAACCCGGGGCCACCCCCATGCTGGTTCCGGCGATGTAACGATGGAAGGAGGAGAAGGGGATGCTCCAGATCACGATTCCCGGAACTGAATACTACGATGAAAAAGCAGAGTTATTCGTTACCGCGAAGGAGACAGTCCTTCAGCTGGAGCATTCCCTCATCTCCCTTTCCAAATGGGAATCAAAATGGAATAAACCTTTTCTCGGAAAAGACCAGAAGACGGCGGAGGAGTGCGCGGACTACGTGCGCTGCATGACTTTGACCCAAAACGTAGACCCGGTTGTCTATAACGGCGTAACGCCGGGCCTGTATGAATTGGTAAACCGTTACATCGAGGCCCCCATGAGCGCCACCTGGTTCAAAAACAGCAAGGGCGGTCCTCTGAACCGTGAGGTCGTTACGGCGGAAATCATCTATTACTGGATGATCGCGTTAAACATCCCTTTCGAGTGCCAGAAGTGGCATTTGAACCGGTTGGTGACGCTGATCCGCGTATGTAACCTGAAGAACGCGCCGCAAAAGAAGATGAGCCGGAAGGATGTGCTGAGCCGTAACCGGGCTTTAAATGCTTCCAGACGCCAGAATCTTCGTACCAAAGGGTAATCAACGGAAACGAGGTGAGAGCCGGAGTGATCAGGTTCAAGCATAAAGGGGGGTTCGAGAATACCGAGAAGTTCTTCGATAAAGCGTCTAAGGCTGACCATTTACGTGCGCTTTCCAAGTATGGCCAAGAAGGTGTAAATGCCCTCGCCTCGGCCACCCCAACGGACTCCGGAGCGACGGCGGCCGCCTGGAGCTATGAGATTGTCGATAAGAATGGAAAGGTTTCTATTTTCTGGTCTAATAGCAACGTTAATGACGGCGTAAACATCGCCGTCATTTTGCAATATGGGCACGGAACCAGAAACGGAGGCTATGTTCGGGGGCGTGACTACATTAACCCGGCCATTAGGCCGATTTTCGAGAAAATCGCGGATGAAGCGTGGAAGGAGGTAACGGTATCGTGAATAATGTCGACAAAAGAATTGTCGAGATGCAATTTGATAACCAGCAGTTTGAAAAAGGCATTCAAACCAGTGTTAAGTCTCTGGACAATTTGAAGAAGGGACTGGACCTGGACAAATCGGCGAAGAGCCTGGATAGCCTGGGTAAAGCCGGAAAGGCGTTCTCTCTGGCTGGGATTGAAGATAGCGTCGGCGCGATCAGCAAGAAATTTTCCGCGCTGGGGATCATTGGCGTTACCGCCCTCCAGAACATTACGAATTCCGCGATCAATGCCGGAAAACAGATGGTGGCGGCGCTGACTCTTGATCCGGTGAAGAAAGGGTTTTCCGAGTATGAGACCCAGGTCAATGCAGTGCAGACCATTTTGGCGAATACCTCCGCTGCCATGGATGACGCGGGCTACAGCCAGGAACAACGGCTCGATTTGGTCAATGAAAAACTGGACGAGCTGAACCAGTACGCGGATAAGACCATCTACAACTTTACCGAAATGACCCGCAATATCGGCACTTTTACCGCTGCCGGCGTTGATTTGAATACTTCCGTGGAAGCCATTCAGGGTATAGCCAATTTGGCAGCCGTATCGGGTTCTACATCTCAACAAGCCAGCACGGCCATGTATCAGCTTTCGCAAGCTTTGTCAACCGGGACTGTGAGATTACAGGACTGGAATTCCGTCGTAAATGCCGGCATGGGCGGTAAGACCTTTCAGGACGCCTTGATACGGACCGCCAACGCTATGGGTGTCACCATGGATAAAACAGAAACCGTGGTGGACAAAAAAGGTAAAAAAGTAAGAAAGACGGTCAAGAAAACTGTAGACGCCCTGATTGCCGATTCTGGATCTTTCAGAGCCAGTTTGAGTGATGGATGGCTTACCTCTGAGGTTCTTACTGCTACTTTATCACAGTTTGCCATGGATTTTGAAAGCATTGCAAAGGCCAATAATATTACCGTGGAAGCGGCAAAGGAGCTAAAAAAGGCCGAGCTGCTAACCGAGGGATATACCAGCGAGCAGGCGGACGAAATCATCGCAATGGCCCAGACGGCATCCGAAGCGGCCACTAAGGTGAAAACCTTTACGCAGCTATTTGATACAATGAAGGAAGCGGCCCAGAGCGGCTGGACTCAAACATGGGAGTTAATCGTTGGTGACTTTGAGGAAGCGAAAGCCCTTCTAACTGATATCAGTAATTATTTCGGAAAGATCATCGGCGAATCCGCAGATTCTAGAAACGCTATCATTGGCGATTGGAAAGCTCTTGGCGGACGAGATGAGCTGATCAATGGGTTTTGGAACATCTTGCATTCTATTGAAAACGTTGTGAAGCTCTTTAAAAATGCTTTCGAAGAATTCTTCCCCCCGACCACGGGACAGCAGCTGTTCGATATCACAAAGAAGTTCAGCGATTTTACGGCTAAGCTAAAGGCGTTGACCGAAAACACTGAAGTGATGGGGAAGGTTGGAAAGGTGTTTCGGGGTGTGGCCGCAGCGCTCAGCATCGTGAAAACCGCTATTGGGTTGGTGTGGAGAGGCTTTAAAAAGCTTGTTGGGCTTGGCGGATCACTAGGCGGCACGTTTTTGGATTTCCTGGCCGGCGTTGGAGACTTTGTGGTGGGTCTTAAGGACTCCATAAAGGGTTCGGAAACGTTTCAAAAGATTATCGTCAAAATGGGGGCGGTGATCGGAGCAATTCGGGACTTCGTAGTCGGCGTGGGGAAGGGTATTGGGAAAGCGTTTGGGGATATCATTGCCAAAGTCAAGGCCTCCGGGATCCTTTCAAAGATCGGCGAGAAATTTAGCGCATTCCTTGGGGGTATCCCGGACGCGGTCGAGAAGTTGAAGAGCTGGGGTAAGTCTGTTGTAGACTACGTGAAGAACAACGAAAAGCTGCAAGGTGCCTGGAAAGCGGTTAAGAACTTCTTCGGGCCGATAATTCAGACCGTGCAGAAATTTGCCGGAAAGATAAACGAGGCGGTTCAGGCGTTCTTTGGGGCCGACACCTCTGGGATTGAGGGCTTTTGGAATAAACTGAAGGCACGGTTTACGGCTCTTGGCGCATCTTTATCTGATGTTTTCAGAAAAGCGCAGAAGCGGATTGCGGAGGTGTGGGGTCGTCTGAAGGCCTTCATCTCCAAGCTGTTCGGAAAGAACGGCGGAGAGGCAGAGGAACTTAACAATCAAACGGAATTAACGGTTGATCCGACCATTACCACTTCCAATTGGTTTACTTCGATCCGAAATAAGGTAACTGAGGTTTGGACAAATGTAAAGCAGTTCCTCAAGAATTTCTTTAGCACTACCGTTCCGGAATTCTTTACGGAAAAGGTTCCGGCCTTTATGCAATCCATTCCGGAAACTTTCTCCACGTTCTTCGCCAAAATGCAAGGGGTAGATTGGGGAAAAATCATGATGTCGGCGGCCGGTATTTTTGCCGGAATTCGGGCTATGGCTTTCATGAAGAGCTTTAGTAACCTCGGTAACGGCATTAAAAACTTTGGCCAGTTCTTTAAGAATTTGGATAAAACGGCTGGGAAAATCGGAAAAGGCCTTCAGGTGATCGGGAAAAATGGGTTGAAGATCACCCAGGTTACAAAGCAAAAGGACAGTTTAGGCAACAACCTTCTGAAAATTGCGGCGGCGATCGGCATTTTGGTGGCGGCTATCTTTGTCATCTCTCGCATGGATGACGACGCAATCGCAAAAGGCCTAACGGTGCTTGGGGTTCTAGCGCTTGGAATGGTGGCAATGGCGGCGGCGTTTAAGCTATTGGGGCCCGGCGATACCAAAGGAATTCTTCAGGCAGCGGTCGCGCTTGCACTTTTGACGATCCCTGTTTATATTTTCGGTAATATGAACATTGGAAAACTACAACAGGGAATGATCGCCATTGGAACCTTACTGGCTGGACTAGGAATATTTACTTCTTTCAGCAAAGGCCTCGGAAAGAGCACGGGACTCATTGCCACCGCGATTGCTTTGAACCTGCTGATTATCCCAATC